CTTGAAAAGTGTCAGAGGTCTTTCGTGTACTGAGTACACTATCATAGTATATTTCAAATCTTCATGCGAAACTTTGACTTTCAATTCCTCTACAGTTGCCTGTTTAAAACCACTAAGATTGAACAAAATTTTCTTTCCAAGATGTATGGCAGTATAGCCTTCTTTGACTGGATGATAAACACCATCCAAATACATCCACATTTGTCCAGTTGTTCCCGTGAGTTTTACTACAGTGGCTGGCACCGAACTTACTGTTGTAGCTTCGGTAACCCTTTCTGTTGCAGTCACTGATGTTGTTTTCATTGTTGTTTGTTGCTGCACTACAGCTGCTGGCCAAACCAACATAGGTTGTAATATGTACTGTAGAAGTCCATATTGTATCTCAGCAGAATAATTTTCTGTATTGTAGTGCACTGTGAAATGTTGTATTGTTCTTTCAACAGATAATGATGTTATCACGACTCCTAGTGAATCTCTCAATCCATTAGGTAAATCTGTGATATTATAAGTTGTCTCAACACCCAAATCCACAGGTATGGTTCGCCATGGAATTGACAAAGCTGCAACTAGTCCATCCATGTTAACTATCAGTGATCCTCTCTTCATTCCTGAATCTGCCGTTATTGGTTTCACATAATAATTTCCAATACGTGGATTTTTTGGAATAGACAAAGCGAAATCTTCACCAGCGAAACACTCGACCAACACATTCACACTGTTGGAAGCGGCTGAAGCCACCACCAACTTGTTCAACACATAGACACCCACAAAACCAATACTACTTTTAAAATTTGTATCATTCTGCGAGACATTCAACCACTCAATAGGCTGGATATATGGTATTCCAATCAACGATTCATGAGTCTCTCTGATATCCCAAATCACTTGGTAATTTTTCATACTTACGTAATCATAAACATCAGGGGGCTCCTCTTCTGTGTTGAAATACACTATAGCCAACCGCATCGAGTGAAAGATCGTCTTAGCCATTTTAAAATTCAACATAAGGGACCCTCTCC